ACGCTTCTTCCGGCCATTGCTCCTAGTGTAAAGCTATCTACTTTACAGAAGGTTAGCATAAGTTGTCCAGATGCTTTTCTACGTTGGTCATAATTAGCGGGTCCGGCACCGATACGAAGGTCAGAGCTATTAGCTTGATTAGAACCCCCACTAGTATTACCTGCCCTAGCTGCGCCCGTATCCAGTTCTGTTGCATTCATTTCAAAAGTAATTTGAAGACGAGGCATACGGTTTAGTCGAAGTTCTCTGGTCATAGCAGACAGACCAAAAGTTTGTTCTAGGATACGGCTATCTAGTTGACCACGTTCTAGGACCCAGCCGATTTGAATTTCTCCATCTAGGTATCGTGGAATTCTTTGGTTAAATTCCATGTAGGGTTCAGTAGCGTTTCGTACTGTGATTTGGATTGATGTAAATCTACCTACAAGTAGGTAGCTACCAGTTGCTTGGTCTAGTGCCCAAACGTCAGCATCATAACCTTGTAATGGATCTAGCAGTGCGTTATTTACTGCTGCTCCGTAGATAGATGATACTGAGTTTCCATTACTTCCTGTTACAGAAGTTGCATTTGAAAATCCCATTATATATGTGGTCCTTTAAGTGTTAGAGAGTTGTTAATCAAATTAAGCAGAGGTGCTAAGTGAGAATTCAGTTGAGAGATCACGAACTACGTTAACTCTAATGAAGTCAGCAGGATATACAGGAGTATACGTTAGACGAATATTCATTTGACCTGCAGACATTTCAGTAATAGTGTTATTTGATTCGTCACAGATAGTGGGTTGAAAGTTGTAAATAACCTCATCTCTTTGAAGCTTACGAAGATAAGCATCACAAGCAGTAGCTACTTTGCTTCTTTGTCCTCTAGTATTAGGAGATGAACGAACCCATTGAAGGTTTCTGTACAAATCCATAATGATTTGATCTGTTAGTCTACGAATACTTACATACTTTTCAAATGGGTTACTAGAAGTAGTAAGACCATTTAGAAATTTAAACATTCTCAGACCTGGATCGTAGTAGAGAGCTTCAATTCTAGCTTTAGTAATTGTGTCTAGGTATTGAGGAGTATTTTTGGTATCTACAGTTAGAGGACCTACTACACTATGACCTGTACTTACTGCTGCTGGAGAAAAGTGAGGAGGAAGAACTGCACTATGGCCGCAATAGTAACCTTCTGGGGACAAGTTATTAGTTCCGAGATACCTTGCACCTGTCAAAGTATTCCATCCAGAAACAATAATTGCTCTGGGGGAGCTAATACCAGAAGTAAGAGTATTAGCTCGTGCTTCTGATAGATTTTTAGGTGCTGCAATAACCGCAATTCTCAAACCGTTTAGAGTAGTAGAACGCTCTGCTTGTACAAGTAGTTCTGTAATCGCTGTTTCATATCTTGCGTCAGCTACAGTTACACCAGCAATACTTACTAGAGCACAATCAGCTTCTTCTAAAGCTCTAACTGCATCTACATAATCTTCTTCACTAGGGCCATCAATGGCATAAGCAGAAGGTTCAGTACCTCCTTGAAGATATAAATCTTTAAGGTAAGCAACACCTCTATGAGAAGGATGTAATGGATTAGTTACAGTGACACTGGTTGCTAGGGAAGATAGAGAAGGAGCAACTCGTTGAGGAGTCAAATCATAAGTAGATCCAGCAACAATATCCCCACCTGAATTAAGTACAGGAATAAAGTAAGCTCTAATCAGATTACTATCCAAAGTCTCGGTATACATTCCAGTTTCAGGATCAACACTGTAATTGGACAGGCTAAATGATTCTGGTTTAATTGGAATATTGTATCTGTCAGACTTTTCATCAATGATTTCAATCCTAAAGCTACCTGGGGATTGAGGTCTGACTGTAAATCTAAGACTATTACCATACAAACCAGGAGATAGGGCCTGAATGTAAACTAAAGGATTTCCGTTTACATCGTACAAATAAGCAGAGGCCGTTGCCATCTTATCTTGACCACCTGACATTGGAATCAAAGTATTAAACAAAGAACCACTACTGCCAAATAGGATATCTACTGGATTTCCAGAACTAACTGTTCTTTTTAGCTTGAAGTGTACTCTATTTGCTTCTTTTCCTTTGAAAGGAGTTACAAAAGACAAAGAGTAAGGAAGTAAATTGTCATTGATAACAGCTTCGTCAATCAATCTATTTATAATTTCATTAGTAGTGATCTGCTGTTTAATAGTACTTAAAATTTCTACAGCAGCTAGTCCTGGTTCAAAAGCACTAGTAGTATTAGGAAATCCTGTAGCAGAAGTATCAGTTTCACCCACTTCAACAGAAACATAAATAAACGGAATACTAAAAGTACTTGAAGGTACTAATTCTGTGTTAGAAGTACTACCTGTATCACCAATAGCAATACTAATTCCAGTCAGTACTTGAGAGAACAAACCAGAGCCATTAGACTCAATAAATGATAGTTCTTGAGCTGTTTTAATAGTACTTTTTACAGTAATGAATCCATTAGCATTTCCACCCGTGTTGTAAGTTCTAGTGGGGATAGAGTCAGTAGGTAAAGAAGCGCCGTCAGAACTTCTATACGTATAAGAAAGAACAAAGTAACTAGGATCAGAAGCAGACGTTGATTCAATACTTACTGCAATAGGAGCAGCAGCAGCAACAGTAGAAGTAATTGCTCCTTTTACATATATTGAAAAAGAGTTAGCTGCTGATTCAAAAGGATAACTAACAATTTCTAAACCATTAGCAGGATATCCAACTACTCCAGTGTTCTTCAAAACTAAAGAAGGTTTAGCTTGGTTTTTTATAATTAATCCTGCTGCACCTGTAAAGGTTAAAAGCTGAATTTCAGAAGAAGTAGAAACTACAGGAGAAATATTAACCGTAGAAGAAGCAACAATAGATGCAGGAGTAACACTTTCAATTACTTTAAAATCAAAAGATCCAATTCCTTCAAATCCAGGAATAGCAAGCTCTACATTAGAAGTTGTAGAAACTTTAGCTCCTATATAACTTCCAATAGGAATAATGGGACTACCGATGTAGCTACCTACAACAGTCATACCAACAGTACGGGAAGCTTCTGTACTTACAAAAGCTTCATTTGCAGAGCCAAATGTATTACTTTGCAAAAAGATTGAACCAGATGCTTCTTTATCTGAAGGCATTACTCTACTAATATAGAAATCAGTAGCTCCTTGAAGCATTGCTTGTCGGACAAAGATAGAACCTTTTGTATCATCCTCGCCATAAAGATAAGCAAAATCCGTTCTATTACGAATTCTAGCTGTAGCTGGACCCCTAGAAAAAACACCAGCTACACCAATACTATTTCTCCATTGAGGAGTAAATGGGAGAGGTCCAACAACAGATTCACTAAAGGATACATTGGGAAACGAATATTCTTTTGAAAAAGAAGAGGTCATAATTTTGTTAATATAGAGAGTTTTAAGGTAGTACTTCTAGTGTGCTAGAAATATTTCTGGTAGGCATAAAGGAGACTTGTCTCCAGTTTGAAGGGGAGTATAGAGTTAGTTCCCATGAGAGGTAAGCACTGTGAAAATAAATATCTTCGTTTTTTCTACTCCAAGCAGAAGTTGGAAAATCTACTGACAGAACTTTTGTTGACCGAATAGCATAAGGTTTAATGGAGGGTAAATCGTCTAAAACAATTCTCATTAAATCCATATATTCTCTTAACAGTTCTTCTGCCGGGTTGATAAGAATGCTTACCTCGCTTGCTAAATTTTGCTGTACTCCTTCCGGTCTTGTCTCTTCTCCTGTAGGAGGAGCTGGATTTAATTCAGTTTGTATTTGTAAATTGTATCCATGTGGGGTTTCTAACTCGTGCTCAGTGGATAGTGGACTAATAGAATCATAATTAATAACGTAGGAAGGGCCAAAAGCTAAGTCTTGATATGTAAGCTCAACAATAATATTGTATGTAGCTAAGCCTAATGAACCTTCTTCAAATTTATTTCCCAATGTGTAGTCTTGAAATTCAATAGACCTTTTTCTTGAACTAACTGGGGAGCTTCCTTTTGTTTCTCTAGACGAATAAGAAGGATATACAGAACAACATAACCCTGGATTTTCTAATTCATAGCCTCCATAAGCTCTGAATTGTTCAATTAATACTTCATTATTATCCCCAAAAGATGCTACAGGGTATTCAATTCCTGGCTTCTGTATCCTAGGATGTGATGCAATACCTAATAAAATTGCATGAATCAATTGACGAACTGTAGGATAATGTCTATTGTTCATAATTAGACCACCTGTGTCCTTTTTCTAAAGCTTCTCGTATAAAACTGGAGCTTCCAATCTGTACTGAACGTGGTGCCGATTTTGCAGTAAAGGAACTATCAATAATATTCACCGAGCTATTATTTCTATAAACAGATTCAACTCTTATTGATCTTGATTTATTACTAAAAGGAGTTAATGGAGCCACTAGATCTCCTACTGCCATCTCTATATCTAAAGGTATTTCTAATACATCTAAAATAATCCATGTTTCTGGATTAGTAACTGAAAATGCTATTAACTCTAATGCAGAATAAGAGCTTGTTAGATTAGTTACATCATCATTTCTAAATAAGGACCCCAAAGCTCTAGTAGCTCCTTTAACGGCATACATGCCATTTAACAAAGCTTCTGCTACTTGAGAGGGTCTGTCTTTGTCTAAAGTAAGCTGTGTAGCTGTATTTACTAAATAAGGTATTTCTATTTCGACAGATGAAGCTTGGTTAGGAGATATACGAAATATTAACTTTCCATTAGTCCATATACTTTTAGGAATACTATTTCCGTCATAATCTATTACTTCTTCCAACGTACTAATAGTTCTTCTCCTAAAGTAAAGAACTACTGGTTGACTTTTTGCTGAGGTGTTTGACCCTGAAGAACCTGATACGGCACCAGCCCTTCCTTGCTGAACAGATAAAATAAGAGAATTTATAGTGGTTGGTTCTAGGTTGGCAACACTAATTCCCCATTTAAAAGGTATCTCTTTTTTTGTATTGCCGAGATAAGTTAGTTTTAGACTAATTACTTCTGCTGTTATTGCTACATCTCTCTCTCTAGCAAGGAAATCAATCTTATGTAAATTAGGACCAGCAGAAAGTACAGGTGCTGCAATAATATTGCTGCTTTTATTTACTAAAGTAACGGTATTAATTGCATCTGCTAAATCAGCTACGATCTGAGATGAAGTAAAGTTTCCTGTATAATTTCCTACCAAATTCCATCCGGTAGATAAAGAAGAAGGCATAAATAATTCAGCTCTTATAGTTGAGCTTCCTAAACTTATATCTTTTTTTTCAAAGTAAAAAGCGTAATCATCAACTTCATTACTAGCTCTAGTAGAATCTTTTAAAGCAACTTCTAAGTCTGGTACTTTAATTATTCTGTCAAGATCGTCTAATGCTTGTCTTTCTAGAATTACTGCATGTTGACTTTGTTCTGGTAACTGAGATAGTTGACCAATAAGAATAGATGCTGTTAATGCAGCAGATACTCTTTTAATACCTTCTACAAATATATTTAAGGATGTATCTTCAAAAGTAGTAGATACATCCGTGGGGCCAAACATTAAAGCTTTAACAGTATCAATGTTTGGAAATAATTGAACACCAAGTTTGTCTCTTGAAGCCGCTAATATTAAAGCTATTCTAGGATCGACTTGTAAGGTAGCTATCTCGTAGATTTCTTTAGTAGACCTGCGTCTAATGATGACAGAATAGCCGCGAACCATACTTGCAAATACTTTTGTATCTGGGGCAATAGTTTCAAGCTGTGAATCCGTAAGTTGTTCAAGGGATACACTAGCTAACGCAGGATATTTTAATATAAATCTGTCATCAAAAGTTTGCATTTATTTCTCTAGGTCGTCCAAGATACGCTGACCTTCTTCTTGAACACTATCAAAAGAAGGATAAGTTCTTAGAACTTGTTTTACTAGTTCAATGGTAGCTGTTCCGTCTTTCTCTGCTTTTAACAGAAAAGCTTTTACAGACCTCCAAGATGATCCGGGCTTAGGAAGTTGTAATTCTTTTACCTCCTCTTTATCTTCTGAGTCTATTTTTTTAGTCTCAGATTTTTTCACGTCAGCTTCATATTGGGCGTAATCAGCTTCTTGCAAAGATTGAGCACGATCTCCTTTTTTTTCAACTAATTCAGCTTCGACCTTTTGGTCTATTTTTGACTCAGAATCAATATAAACTGTAGGTTGCTTTTCTGGAAGTTTACCAGGGTCTAAATTAGAATCAGCTTCAGCTCTAGCTTCAGCAGCTATAGTTAGTGCTTCAGCACGATCTGCTTTGTTTTCAACAGAAGCCGCACTGAACAATTCTTTCGCTTCTGTACTTAGATAAGGTTCAACTTCATCCTCTGAATCTTTACCAACAAATAGTAGGTTTTCATAACCTACCATTCGTTGCTCTGTGATTATTTTACCTTTGTTTTTTGGGACTCTAAATGTGTCCCCAGCATTCTTCCTAATTCTTTCTCCTCCCAAAACAAATGAGCAAGGAGATTTTACTAAGAAATTATAATAAGACATTTAATAATCCTAGATACTAGCTAAAGTATCATTTCCATAAGGAACAACAGTAACAGTGGGAGTTGCACCAGCAACTACAAACACATCTCCTAGTTTGACAGCTCCTGATTTGCGAAGATATGCCCTAGAAGGAGAGTTAACATACACAGGATAGACAGTGTTATGATAAATAACTTTCTCAGCTACAGAAGAAAATTGACCTACGTTAGCCACATTTAAAATGTTGTGCATAGGCATATTGTTCTGTTGATAGTTAGGTGGTTCTTTAATAGGCTTAAAGTCAACCCAAGCGGTACCATTCCATTGCTTAAATCCGGTTACAGCTTGGTCTACTCCGAGGTCAGCAACCAAAAGTACTTTGGCATTGAGGGCGGGGCTACCAGGAAGAGTATACACTGCAGGAATTTGACGAGCAGGGTTTAGGTATACTTCAAAGTTAACGTCATTACCAGGAGTAGTAACGTTGTTAGCAACTGTAATTGGAATACTCGCTCTAGCAGGAACATCTACTAGAACACTATCAAGACGTACACGACCAACTGTAGAAGCCAGAGTTACTACATTTGTAGCAGCAGAAACATATGAAAGTTTTACACCTTCAAGTACACCAGAAAAAGGATAGTAGTTTAGTCCACCCGACTGGCCTTGAGTATAAAACTGATGGTCAAAGCGATTAGCAACCATAATTATTAATTTTATTAATTTTGTTTAGAGAGAAAGAGTTGGTAGGCTCTTAATTAAAAGAGCCTTATAAACCAGAATTAGAATGTACCGTAAGAAATATCAGAACGTAGGATGAGGTTGCTTTCAATTTCTGCAGTCTCAGCAACTGTAAGAAGTGAAATCCATTGTGGATACATTGCAAAAGGAAGGAATGCATCACCCATTTGCATTGCACGACCGGGAACAGCAGGAGGCATTTGGTCAGGACCAGTACGCATCCACAGCCCAGGAGTACCATCAGGTGCTTCACCAACACATTTTTGTGTATAGCCAAGAGTTGTAGAGCTGTTATTCATGTGCTTTGCAGCTACTAGTGCTACCAAGTTAGAAGGCCAATGCTTTTCAATGTTATTTGTAACTGGGTTGCGGAATAGAGTGTCAATCAAACGAATTTTCAGGCCCGCAATCTGAGTGATATCTCCACCGGGACCGAATTGAATAGTAGGAGGAGTTGCGTTACCACTAACTGCACTACCACCTGCAACAACACCAACACCGCCCATCAGTGCTAGAATAATTTCATTTTCTTGAATAACGGTATAGAGGTCACGAGACATAACAAGCTCTGTAAACAGGTTCTTGTTAGTGTTCATCAGATACTGTTTAATTAGGCGCAAGCAACGAATAATATCAGCTCGTGGATGTGCCCAGCTAACAGCAGCGGTTCCTGAGCCACCAGTACCGTCTTTACTAGTAAAGAGTAGTGCTTCTTTTCTTCCCTTGTTGGCGGTAAGAGTTTTACCTGCATTGTATCCGCTAGTACCTAGGGCGGCACCAGACGTTACTGCTGTGTCCCAACCGTCATATCGGAAAAAGTTGTGAACAGGAATTTGGGTAGAAACATTAATACTTACGTTTGTACGGGGGTCAGTATAATTAATACCGCCTTGTAGTACTTGTGCTTGAAGATACTGAACAGTACGGTTGTGTCGGGAGACGAGTTTCTGTACTCTACGCTCAACTAATTGCATTGGTGCCCATGCTTCATTCATGGTTCCAGGCATACGAAGCTGGTTAATCAATCCCTGGTCAATGAAGTCATCTTCACGAACTACAGCAGGCTGGAAATATCTTCGCTCAATACGTTCTGGTTCCATGAAGTTACCAGCAGGTTTGCCGAATTCGACAATAGGCATAATGCCTAGCCCTTCACGTACCGTTTCTACTACGATAGTTCTTTCATTATTAACTTGTGTAGGAAATAGATCCTCTAGTCCTTGTGATTCCAATTGCTCATAAGATTGAGCTAGCTTGGTTAGTTGCAAAGACCCTAGAGCTGGAATGTCACCAATATACTCATAAGCAGAGGTAACGGGAACTACATTATTATTAGGCATATCTACGTTTTATATTTTTGTTAGAGAGTTTTTAGTGAGTAGTGATTAGGCTAGTCTTTCAAGCAAACGTGCTTCTCTTTCTTGTGAAAGAGCGCGATTATGCTCAATTGTTTTTGCATAAGGGTCTGTAACTGTTGAATCATTTAGAGCGTGGGTAGCTGTTTCAGAACCATGTTGCTCAGTAACTGTTTGGGACATTTTTTCACTAACACTTTTTAGAGTGCTAATAATAGTTGCTTCATTGTCTCCAAGAGCGCCAGATTTAATGAGTTCTGAATATTTTTCTTTTTCATCTTTAGAAATTACTAAAGATTCAATCTCAGACAACTTAATTGCAACCTCAGAAGCTCGTTTTGAATCCTCCACTTCTTTTACCTTTAGTGCAAGCGTGTCGCGTTCAGCGGATACTTCAGATAGTTTTTGTGCTGATTCCTGAAGCTTAACAGTCGAATCTGACAGCTCTTGCTTTAGAGTGCTAACTTCTTCTGCAAAATTCTGTTTTACAGTAGCAAGCTCTTCTTTGATTTGGGTTTTGAATTCAGTAAATAGTTGCAATTCGTTTGCTGTAGAACTAACTACAGGAGTTTCTTGGACTGGGGCAGCGGAGGTAGGGGCATTAGTTGTCATATGTTTATCGGTTAAAAGAACAGTATTATAATGTTGATCTGATAGAGTCGTTACTCTAGGAAGTCCAGTCAAAAAAGGTCTGTTTGTTAGAGCGCAACCAACTAAGGCAGTACCTACTACTTGACCGTCTTTTTTAGACTTATAGTTGCGAAGAAATTCTCCACTTGAGTATCTAAATTTATCTTCATCTACTTCGTTATATGTAGCATCTGAGACAGATTCAAATATTCCATATAAAACAGAATCCTCTTGTGAAAGACTTTCCAGGAATCCTTCTGCAGGCTGTCCTCCTGAAACACCGTTATAGGTGTCTTCATGGTGACCCTTAAACAAAGGAGGCTCATAGCCAATTACTTTACTAAACATATTGACCTGCATTTCGTCAAAATCTTGTTGAGTAAAACTTAGTTCTCCGTAGGTGGGATGCTTCCATTCGCCAATAACAGCAATTGGAACTTTGAGTTTTCTAGACGATCCTTCTCCTAGTACTTGTATTTCTATGGCAGAGAATTCTTTATCTGATAGTCGATATGGAATATTTTCGGGCTCTACAGTTGCAGCTACATCATCAAAGTATTCGTAAGGATCTTGTGTTTCGTTGCCCATAGTTGTGTATCTATAATTACAGTACTGTGCTACTTTCAAATCCAAAGTATTTAGCTTTCCTTCATCTCCTAAAAGAGAAAAAGTAGCTTTCCACTTATTCTCCATAAAAGGATTTAAGCTTAATGAAAATAGATTTCTTTTTGTATATGAACACTGATTTAATACATCACTTACAAACTCAGCGGCACTTTCATACTGATTAAAAGAGAACTCTGCACTAAGTACCTCTTTGCCGTCTACAGTAGTACTAGACCAAGAACCTATAAGAGACTGAGCTGTGATTTCACTTAAAGCTTCTTTTAAAGAAATAGTTTGTAATTTTTCAGTCGATAGATTACTTAATATTTCTATTGCTTCCTCTGTAAATACAGAAGATAAGACGTTTTTCGAGTCAGGGTTTTTGCCTAGCTCTTTTTCTTTAATTGTTTCAGTATCTATAGGATCAGCGACTTCAGGTGCCGGGTCTTCCAAAACAATAGGAATATCTGGAGCTTCAATAAGAGGCTCTGTATCGGGTTTTGGTATTACTTCTGCTTCTGATGTTAGGGGCGCATAAAGTAAGCTTAATAACTTACTATCTGAAATCGCCATAATAATTATTATATATAGGGTATATTCTTTACAAGTTGTTTGTAGAGAACTGACTTATATATCAGAACATTTATTTATATACACTGATTACTCATTATTAATGAGCTTTTAAACACTAAAAAAACAAAATATTCAATACTATGGATAATATTACTTCTATTCCTCTAAGTTATTTGGCTTCAGTAAAACACGCTAGTACCAGTATTAAAAAAATGGAGCGAACAGATTCCAACCATAAAAACTGTAATGCTTATTTTATTGAAGCACCTTGGACTAATGGCAAAGCAATTAAAATATCTGTTCCGGTTTTAGAAATTAAAAATGAATTGGTTCTGGATTTAAATTTTCTAACTACTATAGGAGAACCATTAGTCACTGAGCTAACTAATCTGGAAAGATGGAGAATTGAGGAGTTTCTACTTAATATAGGCTTTAAAAATGAAATGATTGGAATAGACTCAGAAAATAATTCTATTATTTCTTATAAAATAAAATCTAAAACACCACTTATATTAAAAAACACTTTTATTGATTTATCTAGATATAAAATAAATTCCTTAAGAGTAGCTCATGCTTTATTTAAGGGATATACCATTACGGAGTACATGGGAGAAAACATATTTGTTGTGAATACTCCTTCTGGATTTACAAGAACTATTAATCAAGGTTGTAATTGCAGAGAAGCAACTTTGATTAATAGAGGTAAATATCCTTGTATACATTCTTTAATTAAACAGTTTTATGAAAACAATAGAGCAGATTTCCATGCAAAAAACGTAGCGGTATTTACATGATCTTAGGGTGTTCTGAATAATCGCATTAAAACGCTACGTTTTATACATACCAATAGCTAAAGGGTGATCGGATAATATAAGACGTAGCGTTGAGTTATTAAATTACACAAATTCTAATAACTCTCGACTATACTTTAAAGAAGCTTCAATATCAGTCTATTGAAGCTTCGGGGCGCTCGATCCTACGGGCCTCCCGGCACCCCCACCTGGATTCTTGGTGCCCTCTGTCCCTTTAGCCCTAGAAGAATTTTTTGAATTACCTTTTGCTCCTCCAGAATTTGGAGCTGGCTGTTTAGGTATAACAATCATTTTTTTAATGAAATCAACATCTTCTGGAGTCATATCTCTGTCAGACATCTCAACCATGTTTCTAACTGAAGTCCAATCAGCAGACTGTAAAGGATTAAAATATCCTCTATCAGTTAAGCCAGATATGACTTGCATAAGAGCTACTCTATCTTCGGGTCTATGACTTTGTAATAAAGGCATAGTGGGTGCAATATTTGCACTGGTCCTGGAATAGTTCATTTTTATGAGTCTGTGAAAACTTTGACTTATAATTGGTTGGATGTTTTGAGTATGTAAAGATTTCAAAATACTGTTAAAAAGAGTCATTTGATTTTCATTTAATTCTCCTCCTACAGTAGTATCATTGCTCATTAATCCATAAGGAACAAACAAGCTCCTAGACATCTCTCTATCACAATTATGAATAGCATCTAAAAAAGTACTACCCACATTATTTCCAGTAGTTAATACTTGAGCTGTTGGCTTCATATCTTTGTCTAGTTGTGGAAGTAATAATACGTTTCCTCCACCACTAAACTGATTATTAGCTATTTGTTTTTCTAATAGTTCTTGAGTAGTTAATGTTTTTTCCTCTCCTGTTTCAGAATCAATTTCAGTTTGATTAGAGTTATACAAAGGAAAAGTTAAAGCAATTATAGGATTACCAAAACGATCTAAAGCAACCGCCATCATATCTGTAAAAGCTTCTTTTAAAACAGACCATTTGTAAGCACACTCCAGAGCTGAGACTCCATAGTAATTTCCATACATTTCTGATCTGGTTATTCTGGTACATTTCCATAAAGGAAGATGCTTTTCTCCTTTGTCAGTACTTTGATAAATGCCTGAAGGCATAGTATCAATGCCTTTGGCATTATCTACAAGTCTTCCTTTTACATCAGGTCTTATAATAATGGAGGCTGGATGATAAGTAATAAAATCATCTAACCAAGTAACTCCATTTTCAACTACAAATAAATTCTCAGTAACTGAGAATCCGCTCCATGCAGCAGTGTATAACATCTTAAATAAAGAAGTATAAAAACTAGATGAATGGGAATCTAATCCTCCCATTCTACTAACACTTTCTCTACAAAAAGATTGTATTTCCGGATCTGGATGTTCAATTTTACCTAAATTAGAAATCAAAGTGTCAATAAGAATAAATAGACCAAACGACATAGCTGAATCGTATAGTGCTAATTGTTCAAATTCTACTAACTTTCTTAGAGAGGGTCTTCCAGAACCAGGAGTATACCTGTTAATGTTAGACCCAACTTGTCCAGTTCTATTTCTAGGTCTGGCACTTGAGTTAAAATTAATATCTACTGTACGCATTAGCTTAATAATCGTCCTATAGAAGAACCTGTTGCACTAGGAAACTTAAGTCCCATACTTTCTTTTGAAAGCATATTTTCAAGTTTCATATCTTGGTCTCTTTTGTTATTTTGTGAAGACCGAGCTAGTTCTTCTACTTCTAGAGACATTGCCCGTCTATGTGTATCAGCTAAATTTAACCAAGTGTCCCAACTTACTGCAACATATTGATTAATACCTAACCACGCTGCTATTTCATATCTTCTGGAAACTTTCTTAGCATTATCATCTAATCCCCAAACGAATTTACCTAAGTCCTCTTCAGATATACCTGTATTAACTACTACGGGATACCAATCTGGAAATAAGCCAGATTGGTTATAGAAATTAAACCAATTTATATCGTGTATATTTTCAGTAGGTCGTATATAAGAAACACCGGGAAGTTTAGCAAATATTCCTAAGCTTGGGTGGCTGTATCTCCCTTGGAGGTCTTGGAGGATGATACTTTCGTAGATTTCTGCGAGACAGCCTTTGTTTTGTCTCTTAGTGACTTTCCCAAGGTTCTAGCACTGTTATCTTCTTCTTTGTCAATAGTTACAGCGCTTATAAAAACAGCCAAAGCATATTGTGCATCAAGATGTGTCCAGTGATCTAATACTGCTATGTGTTCTTTGTTATTGGGCTTAGGATCTCCATCTACAGTATCAATACAGGCTGCAAATAACATTTCTTCCAAGGAATAACCACAGTTACTATCCGCACCAGGATACGCTCTATCCAAATCCATACGATTACCAAGAGTAGGCGCATGAAAAGATACAGAGGTTCCTTCTACTGGTAGAACACCTTGAGGTATAGAATGAGTAGAGTCCGCAGATATTTTCATTTTAGTACCAAGCTCTTTAGCGCTTTTTGCTTGGTCTTCTTGTAGAGTAAACATTGATAAAAAAGTACTAAAAAGATATTGACCATCAATATGTGGCAATTGCTTTAGATACTGAATAGGATCGGTAGGAACCGCTGGAAGTGGATTATCATTAAATCCAGTAAGACACATTGCTAGTAGGAGCTCCTCCATAGAATAACCTACTCTACTTGCAGTAGGATATCGTCTTGATGCTTCTCGTCTATCAGCAAAGGAGGGTTCTTTAAAAGAAACAGAAACGCTCTTAGAAGGCATCTCTTCAGCATTGATAGTAAAAATTTCAGGCGTTTTCATATATAAGCAATAAATAAGAATCTCTTGTATAAAAGTTTCTCTTATTAATTAGTAGTAAAAGTATTCAAGATTGGATGCTTAAAAAAACATACACAAGGAAAAAATGGAATCACAATCTCTATATTTAGAAAGTTTCTCAGAAAGATTTACTATTAAATCTGATTATGCTTGTTTTTTAAAACCGTATAAAGTAACCGATGAAATAAAATATACTTATCCAGTAATACCCGCTTCTTCTGTCAGAGCAGTTATTGATAGAGTGTATTGGAAACCGGAATTTAAAATAGAAGTTAATAACATTAAAGTTTGTAATCCTATAAACATTAAATTAATGAGTAACAAAGCTTTAAAATTAGGACCAATTAACTCTAATGTTTTATACGAAGATAAAATGCTTGGCATAACTTCAAAAGTTGAAGTTTTACTTGATGTTTTATATGTTGTAGATATAACTTATAAAGCAATTAGTCTTTCTAATAAAACAGTTGACCATCATCTAAACAAAATTAAAAAAATATGTGAAAGTAAAAATTATTTTAAACCTATCAATTTGGGTAATAAAAAGTTTATTGCTGACGTAGGATTATCTACTGGATTTGAAACACCTATTAATGAAAGTTTTACAATTGATAACTTTCCTTTTGATTATATCTACGAAGAAAACCAACCAAGGAAAGCAGTCACTTTAGATGTAGAACTAATTAAGGGTGCAATTTATCTTTAAGTTGTACATAACAAAAAAATAGGTCACTTATATAGGGCACACGCAGTATTTAATAAGGATACCGTGTGTGCCATATCTTATGAACCCTAACGATTTTTTAGATGATTTAGAAGATTTAGAAGAAGAAGAATCCTCTTCTCCTAGTGAAAAATCACAAAAAAAGGTAGTTGAACCTCTTATACCCGATGGACCTGTTGACGATCTATTTGAAAAGTTTGATGAGAACTATTCTGGAGATCCTTTTAGGTCTATACAAAGAGCTTCTCAAGAATTTATAGGAAAAATCAAAGGTATTGAAGAAGGTACAGGAGGTTTATATAATGTATCTGCCGAAGCAGATAGTTTGTTTTCAGGACTAGCTGGCAGAGTAGTTTCTTC